GAGTCAATGACCTGCCAGGCGACCCACGGCAACTGCCCGAACTTCTTGGCGTCCATGATGAACGTGTCCATCATCGACAGCACCATGTCGGGCTTGTGGGCGTTGGCGTGATACACGATCATGTCGTTGCCCATGTTCATGCGCGGTCCAGCGGACAGCACCCGGATGCCGTCATCGTTGACGTGCGGGGGGATCGACAGGCATGTCGGGGACACGATGACCTCGTGCCCCGCCGCCTTGAGCGCACGCGTGAACAGTTTCGTCTGTACTCCGTAGCCCGTCGGGAAGTTCGACGGGACGCCATGCCATAGAATCTTCATACGAGCGATACCTCCCCGACCCCCTCCACCATGACGCTTTTCGCCCCGCGCACGTAGAGGCGCTTCAGTGTCCGGCACAGCCGACGTTGACTGATCCGTGGACCGGAGCGTGTCCCGTACAGGGCCTTCGTTGTTTCGTATGCCACCTCGCGCAATCGCTTTGCCACCTTCCCGCTCATTCTGCTTCTCCCTGTTGGTGGCGGGGGCGGGAATCGAACCCGCACCGGATGCGGCTTATGAGACCGCCACAGCACCTGTACTGTCTGCCCCGCTCTCTGCTTCTACACATAGACGAACCCTCGCTCACGCCAGACGACCCTTCGCCGTTGGCGCGCCGACCCTTGGTGAAGTAGAACACCATGGCAAGCGTGACGATCTTCTCGACCGCGTCCTGTGGCAGCTTCCCCGCCACGGCGCAGTAGATGAACGTGGCCCCGCAACACAGTGCGAGGAAATACCGACCAGACAGCAGTTTTGGGGGTATGTTCATTCGTATATCTTCATGAGTTGCGCTGCCAGTGCACAGCGGCAGTTCGGATGCAGCGGCGGGCCTTCAACGGGGAGGTATCCGTGGTGCAAGACGATATCTTTGCCTTCCCATTTCACGACCTGATCGGCCCCTTGTTTGAAGAACACCTGGCCCAGCGCCACGGTCTTGCCGTTCATCGCAATGCAGAACGGGCACGCATCACGCGCCGCGTCCCACACCTTCGCCTCGACAACCCCCGTTTCCTTCCACAGTTCTTCTTCCCCGGTGGTATATGCTCGGGCCGACTCGGTTCTGGCAATGCGGCGCGCCCGATAGTTCTCGTCATCGGCGTATCCGAACACCTTGCTGACCCGCTCGGTCAGGGCCTCGACCGATTCGCCCCGCTCGGTGCCGCTCGCCATGGTTTTGGCAAGGGCGTCTGCCGTCGAGTCGTTGACAGCTCGAGCGAAACGATAGGTGTGGTCTTTCAACGCCCGGATGACGCGTGGGCGTTCCGCAAAGTCCGTGAGTGACACGTTGAGCGCTTTCGCCGCCGATGACGCGGCATGGTCAGCCTCCATGCGGATCAATCCGTGGGTCAGGCGGTATATCTCGTCGGCCCACTCGTCAGACGCCACCCAGTCGAAGTTCATCGTGTGCCATACCCGCCGTGCCTTCGCCACGACAAACTGTGACCGGAGGACAAGGTTGATGGCATCCGACATGCGCCTCTCCGTGCGCATTGCCTCCCGCTTGACAGCCCGCCTCACTGTGTCCCCCCGTGTTCATCCCCGGCGAGCAGGCCCACGGCCACGCCTTTCAGTTGGTCGTGTACAGCCCCGCCCTGAATGGCCCTCATGCGCACTTTCTCCTGCGGGCCTTGCTCTGCCGCCTTCGGCTCCGAAAGGGGCGTCAGGCCCCGTTCTGCACGCACCTCGTTGGCCGTCCGTATCCCTAGCTGAACGTCGGCTGTCAGTTCCCGCAGGGCCACATCCCGATCCTCCTGTGCCACGGCATCGAACGCGCAGAACAGGCGGTTCCCGGCGTCGTACTTCCGTATCAGGGTGGCGTTGATCTTTTCTGCGATGCGGTGCCCCAGCGGGTCCAGCCCGAACCGCGCCCACATGTAGATTGCCGCTTGCGCGTTGGCCCGGTTGGCATTCTCCGAATACAGCCCCATGGTCTGGTCGAACGTGTTCAGAATCTCCTCGCGCCGCAGCCGCCTGCCAACCGGGGATGATATCTCGCGGGGCGACCACGACAGCTTCTCGATGTTGAAGTCCGTGTCGGCCACCAAAGGACGCGCATCAGCCCCGGCACCGCCTTGCATAAGCGACCTCTGCATGTCGTCTGCGAGCTCTCGCCGCTGGCGGGGGGTTAGTGGTTTCTTCGACTGCATGAACAAGCTGGGGAGTGGACTGCGCGCCGTCTGTTCCTCGTATTCATTCATGGCCTCATTGCCAGCAATTGCCGACCACCCGGCCTCGATCTTGCTGCCGCCGTTGTAGAGGGACCGTATGGACGGCTCTCGCAGGTGGACCACGCGCTCCGGGGGCAACTCAACGCGCTTTGCCCCCTTCCCGTAGTAGTACCCGCGAATGAACTTCTTGGCGTCTGGTATGACCCGCACATGCGTGGATGGGAGCAGCCACATTTCAACGGGCACTCCGGACAGCACGCCAGTCCCGAACGTCAGCAACCAATAGGCATCCCCGGTGGCCTGCAACCAAAGGATAGTCTCGACGAGGTGTTCGGCGCCCTCCCGATGCTCGTTCACTTCGCGCATCAGGTCCAGAAACGGGTGCTCCGTGATCTCGACCGCGCCTGTCGCGCTCCGCAGGTTGCTCGGTGCCTGCTTCAAGATGCTCTTTTGCGCGTGCCCATCCAGCCGACGGAACGGCGCTATCTTCGGCTCCTGCATCCCGGACCCGGTTGCCGCATACAGGCGCAACGGAGTTCCGGCAAGGGCAACGGCGTTCCTCCATGCCGCGATGTACACCCACGACTTCATGGACTGTTCAGCCCGGCCCGGATTGAACAAGGGGGTGGCCCCCTGAAACGAAAGGATGTTGGCCGACGTCTCGGCCCCCGCCATCACGTCTGCCGCCGACTTGCGTGCCCACGGCCAGTTGATCTTCTTCATGTGGATGCGCCTTCCGTTAGGGCGATGAACGATTGTTTATATGTGCTCTTGGCCGGGGTGACCACGCCACGCCACACCGCAGACAGAAACGCGTAGTCATCGGGCCGCCGCTCACGAAGCCCACTCATGAACGCGGCCACGGCAAACCCGCTGGCCCCGTGCGCCGCAATCCGCCGATCGAACATGTGGTGGCGCGGGCAGACAACGACGATGTTTCTGCGGTCATAGCGCACCGCCCGGTACGACCCCTTCGGCAGCACATGGTGGCCTGCGGTGTTTGCGGTTCGCCCGTAGTCCCCGCGCCATTCGCACACCTCGCACGATCGGCCCCGGTACTTGGACAGGAATACCTCGTCGGCCTTGGCCCGGTATGCCTTCTCTGACGGCTGCTTCGGCTGCTTGTTCATGACCACGCCGAGGGGGTTTCCCATACCCGGTTGAACCGGGCGGCCTCCGTTTCTGGCTCTATGTCCTCATATCGCTCGGCCAGCATGGCCGCTCGCCGTTTCTCCCGCTTCGCAACGAGGGCCTTGAGCCTGCGGACGGTATCGGACCCCGCCTGCTTCTTGTCGTTTTCTGCGGTCATGCCAAGTCCAGTAGAGCATCCGCCTCGACGCGTTCGGCGGGGGTCATGCCAGCTATGAGTTCATCTATCTGCGCGTCCATCTGCCCGATAGACCGCGGCTCCCTTCGGAGCACGGATATGTGCCCGCCCATCCCCTGCGCAATCACTCCTACCGCCCCGGATATGGCGTCAACTTGGTCGTCATGGCTGCAATCTGGCGAGAAGGCTTCCATCTCGTCGAGCATTGCCCCGTTCCACTTGCCACGCACGACGCGGACGTTCCCGGCTTCTGCGGCAGCAGACACCGGGTTTGCTCGCACCTCTTTGCTCCCGGTTGACCGCACGCCAGCAAAGTCGAATCCTATCAACACCTTTCGCGCATAGTTGTCAATCATTGACTTGCCAGATGACCCGCCCTCCTCCTCCATGCGCACGGTGACCCCATATCCATCCTCCATCGCAGTGGCCCGGACAAGTCGCTCCGTGTTGTGTGGGGTGGCCCTGTCCCTCCGCACGTCGACGATATACCAGATGCCGTCCTTGATGCCAACCAGGGCCCCGACAGTCCAGTCAGGGTCAGTCCCCTTCTTTGCTTCGGTCGCCGCCATGTCCCAAAACCGCACCAACGCGTCGTAGCTGGCCGGGGCACAATCCACGACCTCAAACCACGACCGCTTGAACTTCTTGCCGGACTCCCGCACGCGCCAGTTGCCGCCCCGCTCCCTGTCCCCCAGCAGCCGCAGGCGGTCCACTTCGCCAAGGGCCATCAGGTTCGACAGATATCCGGGGTCCTTCCGCAGCAAGGCAGGGTTGTCGTAAATCGAGGCAGGAATGAAGCACACAGATTTGGGCTCCACCCGCTCGCCGTTGTATGTCTCCTGCAGGTCCGCCGCCGCGTCCCCCCACATTATCGAGTCGCCCGCCCGGATAAAGTGCCGCACCTTGCCGATACGGTCCAGCCGCGCGTAGCCGTCCTCGGCAATCCACCAGTCCAGAAACTCGGCAAGCCAGCCTGGTTGTGGGTTGGCCGTGCCCCGGATGTATGGTCGCACGCCGCACGTGCTCCTGTTGCGTGACAGCATGAAGAAGAACTGCCCCGCCGTGAACTGTTCAAGCTGGTCCCAGCCGATCATCGGAATCTGGGCCCCTTGATAGTCGATCTTTGTTGCCTCGCGGCCCATGTGCCGGAACGAGACGCGTGCCCCGCTCCTGAACACCCATTCCAGCGTGCCCGTCTTTGGCGATGGGGTGGGCCGGACATGGGGGTAAATCTCGAACGATTCATCCCACAGCCCGCCCTCGTTCATTATCTGGGGGTAGCTCTGCCGGAAGATGACCGCGCCGAAATTGGGGTTGCTGATGTGGTACAGCGGCTCCATGAGAAGCGCGAAGGTCTTTCCTCCGCCAGCAGCCCCGCCGTATATCGCAATATCCGCCGACGATGCCAAGAACATCTCCTGTCGGCCGCGCTGTGGTCGCACGCCGGTCATTGTGCCGTCGCGGCTGGTGGTCAATCCGCCACCTCCGCGTCTGGTCGGTCTTGCTTCTTGGGAAGGTACACGGTCACATTCGACGACACGCTGCCGTCATGCTTGATCTCCTGCCGCTCCACGTACCCACGTTCCTTACCGATGGTTTTCAGGACCATGGCGATCGCCCACGGCTCGCCCTTCTCGACTGCTTTCATCAGCTTCAGCTCGGCCCGGTCAATGCACACGGCCCGGCATTCGTTCATTGCGGCTGCAAGTGTGGGGTGTTTCTTGACATATACGTAGACCGTGCTCCGGTCACAGCCAAGAATATGTGCCGCAGCCGCCAGCAGTCCATTGGCCGCCTTGATCGCCGCAGCGACCTGACCGACCTTGTATTTGGGCTTTCCAGCCATGGTTCTCGTGTAGGGGTTATCCCTTGAAAGAAATTGCGCCTATATGTATCTATACTAGAACAGAGTACTAGGAGTACATATACAGACCTGCGTCACTCTTTCGGGGCAGGGGTTATCCCTTGAAAGAAATTGCGCGTTGTGCTCCCACCACTTCCCGGCCGGTGGCGACTCGGCTTCCAGCACGGCAACCATGTCCTCGGTAACAGACCGGCGCGGGACAGGGATGATATCGAGGCGGGTGGCCACCTCCACATAGCGGGTCTCGATAGCAAGCCGTTCCGGCAGATTCACCACCACGTCCTTTCCCGACATAACCGACTCTCGGATGCCTGCATATACCGCTCGGCCGAACAGCACACAAGACAATTCTCAATCGCAACGATGATGGGGGGGCCGTGGCCCACGCACTTGTTGCATGGCCAGTTCTTCATATATTCGCAATTATCACCAGTGAAAAGCGCTGTGACAAGCACTCGTGCTGGGGGCAAAAGCGGGCGGAAAGTTTCTTACAAAATACGGTTGACACGCGCCGCCCCTTGTGTCACTCTCCCGCCTATGGCCATCAAGTGCAGCTGCGTGGAT